TTATCAGACCTTGTTATGAAAGATTTACAAATGTCTATCAAAAGAATTTTGTTAGATGAAACTTTGCCAAGAGATGATATGTCTGCTAGAAGTGCCACTGAAATACAACAACGTGTACAAGAATTAGCTCAAAATTTAGGCAGTGCTTTCGGTCGTTTGATTACAGAAGTTATGAATCCTATAATACAACGTGCTTTAGTCATCATGGACCAACAAGGTATTATAAGATTACCACTAAAAGTTAATGGTCTGGATATAAAAATTGTACCAGTTAGTCCTATTGCTATGTCGCAAAACTCAAGCGATATAAATAGTGTAGTACAGTTTGCACAAATTGTTAGTCAACTAGGTCCTGAAGGAGTAACAACATTGAAAGTTGGAGAAATTACAGATTATATTGCAGAAAAATTAGGAGTGCCTGCAGCTTTAAGAAACTCACCTGAAGAACGAACACAAATATTACAACAAGCACAAGCATTAGCACAACAGCAAGCACAAATGCAACAACCTACACAGGAGGAAGATAATGAGTTGGGATGAGTTAACCATAACTGATGAGCAGGAATTAGACAGTCCTACATATTCAGACCCACAGGAAATAAATAGATTATTTTTTAAAGTTTTTTCAACAGAAGATGGTGATAAAGTTTTAAATTATATGATAGCAATGACGTTAGACCAACCATGTTTTATTCCGGGTGAATCTGCTTCTTACGGCTATTGTCGTGAAGGGCAAAATTCAATAGTGAGAGATATTATTAAACGAGTAAAGAGAGGTAGAGGATGAGTGATACAGCACAAGAAACACAGGAAACCATGTTAGATGAACCAATGGAAAATATTGTAGCAGAAGAACAAGCTGAAAAAGATGCTAACCCAGAAGTAATTGAAGATGTTTTAGCTGCAGACCCTATTGACGAAGATACAACCATAGCTGCAGAAGATGAAGAAACTGAGTTTGAACGACCAGAATATTTTCCTGAAAAATTTTGGGACACTAAGGATGGTCCAGATATTGAAGGCATGGTTAAATCATACACAGAAATGGAAAAAATGGTTTCACAAGGCAAACATAAAACACCAAAAGAATATGATGTAAAGTTTGCTACAGATAAAGGAGTAACTGACGATGACCCTTTGCTTGATTTAGCTGTTACATGGGCTAAAGAACACGGAATAAGTCAAGGTGCGTTTGAAGGTATTGTAGCTGGATATTTAGATTCTGAGCTTGAGAAAATGGAAAAGTATGAATCTGATGTCAAAACCGAAAAAGCAAAACTAGGTGTTAATGCTGATGAAATATTACGTAGCACTGCACAATGGGCAGATGGTTTAGCTAAGAAAGGTGTACTAAATGAAGGAGAATTGGAAGCGTT